TGGGCTGTTGTCCCTTGGAGACCCCAGAGAGGCCCGCGATGTTCTCCATGCGCCCGATCGAGAACTCGATCAGGTTCGGGATGTCGGTCGTCATGGCCGGAGGGGCGAGCCAGTCGGGTTTGAGGCCCTGCTGGCTCAGGTCCTTCTTCAGCGTCAGGCGTTGGCCTGGGCGGTTGATGATGGCGGTGCGAGCCAGGCCCGAGTTCTCGTAGTCCACGAAGATCGGGTTCGACGTGAGCAGGACGTTGGACGCGCCGGCCGAAAGGAGCTGGTTGATGAAGAGCTGCAACGGGGCCAGGTGGCTCACCAGGGCCGGTCCCCAGAACTCGCCCACCTCGTCGTCGACGTAGCGCTCGTAGGGGTGGCGGTCGAGGTCCCAGAGGTCCTCGGCGGTCTCGTCGAGCAGGATGCACTCGCCCGTGAACACGATCACCCGCCAACGGTCGGTCACCACCGGCTCGGGGGTCGGGCCTTTGGGGTCTGACGGCTCGCGCTCGGTGACCACGTTCTCGTGCAGCCAGCACTCGTAGACGTTGATGCCGCTGCTCATGACCCCCTTGACCGAGGTGCCCTGGCCCGGCAGGCCCACGGCGACGGGACCCTGGCCGAGGTTGAGGGGGATGCCGTCGCGTGAGTAGCGCGGGAAGTCCTGCTTCTGGGGCGACTGGTCCAGTTGGGTACGGTCGCCTGCCATCACGGCCTCTTCGATCCGACGCCGGTCGACATTCGGGAACCGCCGCTCGATCTCGTCGAGGCTCCACCGGTGGACCTCGAAGAGGAACTGGGCGTCCTTGAAGCTCGTGGCGTTGGGGTCGGGGTAGAAGGCCCACGGGTCGACGCGGTGCATACAGACGTTGCCCAGGCCGTCGTCGAGGCCCGAGTCCCAGCCCACCTTGAAGATGCCCGCCCCGTACATCGGCGCGTCCCAGAGGACCTTGGCGACCTCGGAGAGCCAGTGGTACACCTTGAAGTTGGTCCGCAACAGGCATTCGAGCTGCTCGGCCAGGTTGACCTCGAAGTCGTGGAAGGTGGAGAACGGCTCGGAGGCCGGGTCGATGCCGAAGTTCATCTCCTGGTCGGTCATCCACGCCACCCGGGCGCGCAGAATCGGGTAAATCTCGCTGTCACGTGGGTCGTCGGGAGAACGCCCCCAGCGGTTCATTGCCAGGAGGTAATTGCGCCGCCACGTCTCGTGCTTCTGGATCTTGGCCCGGCGCGCCTGCTGGTACATCTCGTAGAGGCGCGAGGTCAGTTCGTGGTCGGGCGACTCGGGCGCGGCCTCTATCTGGAGCAGAGTCACTTCAGCCTCTCAGAGATGTTGAAAGATCGGCACACGATAATCACCTGGCTTAGAAAGCGGTTTGGCTCTTCCGAGTCGTGAACCCACGCATCGGTGAGGATTAGTCGGGTCCGATCTCCCCATTCCTGCTCTTGGTACTTGTCGCAGTAAAAGACTGACTCGCCGACACAGACGGCGTACCTATACGTCCCTGCGGCTGACGCCGCTTCTTTGGCAAGCGCCAACGCCCTCTCTTCGAAAAAGTCCTCAGCTTCACTCATCCGATGTCGGCCACCTGGGAGAGTTCGGCCTTGTCGATGCCCGCGGCCTCGTGATCGTGGATGTCGGTCAGCTCGTAGTTGACGGTCATGCCCAGCTGCTCGCTCTGGCGGTCGCTGGCGGCCTTGGCCAGCTCCGACGCCTGGCGGCGCGACGAAATCACCTGGCCGAAGGCCGGGTTGTAGTGGTCCATGAGGACCGAGGCGTTGCGCCAGGAGAAGATCCGCCGCGAGGACTCGCCGCAGTAGGGGCATTCCCACGAGTCACCCCGCTGGTTGAACAACTCGAAGTCGCCGTGCGTCGGGCACTTGTAGCCGTAGAAGGGCATCAGTCGATCTCCCCGTAGGCGGTCACCAGCTCAAGACTAGAGGGCATCTGGTCGCCGGAGGGGGTTTCCGACATGGTCTGGTCCCGGGCGAGGCGGCCCATCCCGTAGATGGCCTCGAAGTTGACCGGGTTCTCGGTGATGGTGGTGATGAAGGCGATGCCGAGTGCCATGACGGTGTCGTCGTGGCCGTCGGCCGAAGCGGGCCCCATCTCGATCCCGTCGATGTTGATGTACTCGCGCATCTCGCGGTAGGTGGTCTGGTCGTGGATCACCATGCCCCGGGTCGAGACGTGGTGGATCAACTGGCCCATCATCCAGCCCTTGGACTTGGAGTTCGTCGACCAGCCGTAGACGTTGCCCCGCTTGTGCAGGGGGCGGTCGGCCATCCGCCACCGCCAGAGGTTGGGGACCCGGAGGTGCTGGAGAACCCCGATCACGCCGAGGCCCCCACCCTCCATCTCGCAGTTGACCAGCGCCTCGTTGTACCAGGCGGCCAGGTCGGCGATGTGCTCGGCGAACTCGTTGTGCGTGGCCCACCCCCGCCACACAGCCACCTGTTCGAGGTTGTCCCGGCGGAGGACCTGGATGCAACAGGGGTCACCGTCGAGGCTGCGCGACGGGTCGGCGGCCACGACGTACTCGATGGGTTCGGAGCGCGCCGGGGTCTTGAAGACCTTCAGCTCACCGGCGCGGTCCACGACAAACTTGAGGGTGCCGTTGACGTTGACCAGCTTGCCCGTCGATGCGCCCACCATCTGGCCGTCGTCTCCCACCTTGCCCGGTGGGAAGAAACAATCACTCAGGGCATCGAGCGGGAACACGTTGCGCCCCGTCGAGAGGAAGGCGACCTCGGGGCTGATCGGGTACTCCTCGTCGAACTTCTCCTCGGACCAGTTGTTGGTGCGGATCTTGCGCCGGCGCCACGCCACCTGTTCGAGGTCGAGGTCGTAGCGCTCCATCAGGTCGCGCTCGCGCGGGGTGAGCATCCGGGTAGCGAGGTTGTGGCGCTTGACCCGGTACTCGGGGTGCTTGTGCCAGGCGAAGAACATCGGCACGTAGTCGGACTCGCCGCGCTCGGCCGCCATCCAGGTGTCGTAGAAGAACCCGCCGACCCCGTTGGCCGTGCTCTCCAAGATGATGATCGTGCCCGGCGACATCGGGACGGCCTCGTTGAGAGGCGGCATCAGCTCGTCGGCGTTCTCCCAGAAGGCGACCTCCGAGCCGTGGACGGCCCGGATGGTCGAGCCACGGCCCACCTGGGTGCCCTTGGCCGTCGACACCCGGAAGTTGGAGAGGGTCTCGGCCCACGACAGCCGACGCGCCGATGCGCGGGTGGTCGAGAACAGGGCGCGTAGCGGCCACTGGTCCCACATCAACTTGGCCATCTCGAAGATGGTCTCGGAGTTCTCCCTGTCCTTGGACAGCACCAGGGCGTTGGTGCCGGGGAACAGGAAGCACCAGTTGAATAGCAGCCCCTCGGTGGCGGTCGAGATGCCGAGCTGGCGCGCTTTGAGGATGATGATGCGGATGGGCCTGCCCTCGTTGTACTGACGCTCCACCTCGCGGATGAACATGCGCTGGGCCCAGGCGAACTCGCCGTCGAGATCGAGGTGCTCCATCTTCGCCTCTTTGTTCTTGATCGTGAGACGCTTCATCCACGGCCAGAGATTCAGTTGCTTCTTGGGCCGCACGGCCTACTCCACCTCGTCGCTCACCACGAACGCGGCGCGGGCGTCCTCGTACTCCTGGGCCGCCGCCTCCAGTTCCTCCTCGGTGATCTCGATGTCGGAGATCAAGTCGCCGAGGGCGGCGCGGGCCATCGACACCTCCTCGGGCGTCTGACGCGCCGAGACGGACATGGCCTTGGACTGAAGCTGCATGGCGACCTTGGCCCGCATCTCGGGGCTGCCGTTGCGCAGCAGGCTCAACATCTCCTCATACGCCGCCCAGGTCAAGAAGGCGTGGGCCTCGGCCAACTCGTCGGTGCCGTACGCCTCCCGGCGGATCATCCGGGCCACCTCTTTGATCGGCCCGGGGTCGATGTCGAAGGCGTTGGCGACCGCGGTGGGGGGGACGCCGACGTTGAGCAGCCGGCGCACCACCTCGATCAGGGTCGGCGCGTCGATCTTGGCGACCAGGGCCACGACAGGGGGCGGCTCAGTCTTGGACACGCTCGATCGTCACTCTCAGATCCATCGGGATCGTCTCGATGATGCGGTGGAGTTCGTCGCGGCCCGACCAGGCCACGTGCAGGGTGAGCACGTACTCGTTCTCGCGGTTGGTCTTGACGCCGCCGTTGGGCACGTAGGCCCGGAACTCGGCCACGTTCGGGTCGACCCAGCGCTTGGCCACCGCGGCGGAGAGCGAGCGGTCCAGCGCGTCGCGGAGT